GTGGGCAGAGGATGTTGTTGGTTATGGTCTTGATGGTAAATCAACTAAACGTATAGTTGATGCTGTCTTAAAGGGTTAGGTTAGGTACATTATTGAGGTGATTCAATGAAAGTATGTACCAAGTGTAATAGAGTTGTTAATGATGACGAAGAAAAATGTCCAGAGTGTGATAATGATGAATTTCAAACACTTATGTTTCTAGAAGGACAGTAGAGGTGAAATAAAATGCCGTATGGAATTCCTGGCGAAAAACCAGAGCAGACTAAATGGATGGAGCGTTGCGTGACTGGTGTTATGGAAGGTAATCCAGACTACGATAAATCACGTGCCGTTGCTATATGTAAAGCTAATCTTAAAAAGAACAATTGGAAAGTTCCGAAGGAATCAGAGAGTGAGTTGAGTCTCCGAGAAGAGGTCTACGAGCTTGAGAAGAAACTTCGTGAAGCTTTTATGGGTCCAGCTTATGACTTAAAACCAAGTGATGGTCCTTGGATTGAGGACATTTATGATACTTATGCTATTGTGACTAAGGGTTCTTCCTGTTGGAAAGTTCCATATACAATGAGTGGTGACACCGTTGCTGTAGATTGGGACAACGCTGTTAAGGTTGAACGCAGGGTAGTTTGGGAAGAGGCTAAAGAAGAAGCTTCAAAGGATGTTAAAGTTCCGCAAGTTAAGCGCATAAACAACGGCAGAGTTGTTACTTACGGTGGAAGGACAGGTTAAGGAGAGGAATAATGAGGGTTTTATGGATAGGTGACGCAGTTATTAATTCTGGATTTAGTGTAGTCACGCACAACATTTGTAATGAGTTATCAAAATTGTGCGATTTGACTGTTCTCGGCATTGGTTATGATGGTAGAACTAAGCATCCCTGTCCGTTTTATATCTATCCTGGTTATCATAATGGAGATATGTACTCTTTTGATTTTGCGGCTAGTTTGATTTCAAGGGAATATCCCGATGTTGTAGTAGTATTTAATGACTTACCTATAGTACACAATTATTTAGATAGAATAGCAGAACTGCGTAAAACCAATAATATTAATGCTAAAATAGTACCACTGTTTCCGCTAAACTTTGTTCCACCTAACGCACTTGACATATTGAATCTTTACTTCAAGGAAGTCGAGGAAGTGATGGTCTATACCGATTTTGCTAAAATGGTTGTTGAGTCCATAAACCCTCAATTAAAAGCCGAATCAATTTATCACGGTGTTGACATTGGTACGTACTTCCCAGTGGAAGATGCAAAAGTTAAGTTTGGTCTAAAGGACTGCTTTGTCGTGGGTAATGTCAATTCTAATACGTACAGAAAACGTTTAGACCTGTTCCTAAAAGGGTTCGCAGAGTTTGCCAAAGATAAGGATGATGTTAGGTGTTTAGTACACGCAAGCAATAAGGATATTTCTTATGACCTGAAGCTCATAATCAAAGACTTGGGTCTAGAGGGTAAAACAATTCTTAGTACGAATAACCTAAGACCAGAAGAGCTTAATATGCTTTATAATATTATGGATGTTAATGTTAATACTGCTATGGGAGAAGGTTTCGGTCTGTCGTTAATAGAAGGAGCTACCTGTGGAGTACCAATACTTTGTCCAGAGTATGGTAATCTTATTGATATTTGGGGTGACAGTGCTTTTTATATTGAATTGAGAGAATCAGAATACGTAGCAGGTACTAGGTTTGTTGGTGGTGCTATTGATATTGGTGATATGGCAAAGAAACTTAACTTGTTATACGAAGACAGAAATCTGCTTACTGATATGGGTAAAAGAGCTAGGGAACGTTCTAACTTAGACAGGTTTAAGTGGTCAACCATTGCTGGTAAGGTTCATAAGACACTCGTTTCAGTAAATAAAGATAGACTTTCATTCGTTAGCTAAAAATAATCAAAAATAATCGAAGAAATTTTTGTCAAAACGCCTGGAAAATGGTAGTATATAGTAGGAGCCTATGAAAGTAGGTTCTATGCCCGCTTTGGGCGTTTGGAGTATACAATGAAAGAAACGGTGTTAAACATAAGTCTTAACTTCATTGAGGAAAAAGACCTAGCCCAAGCTGGTATTCCCGATGAATATAAGAATCCTCTGTTGACGTGGGTTAGATTTGTTTTTACAGATGACAAACCTAATGCGAATAGACAGGGTATTAGTCAAGACGAGTTTCCAAACTTGATAAAGTCTATGGCTTATATGCCAATAAAAGCTAATTTTGATTCTGAGTTTGGACTAGAAGGTCACTCTGACGCTCGTATCATAGGGGTAATTAAAGCAGGTCAGCAAGAAGGGGATAAAGTGGTGGCTGTCGGTGCGATTTATCACGATGAGTTTCCAGATGTTGTAGATTTCTTTAAGAAGGAAATGTCAGAAGGAAATAGAGTTGACTTTTCTTGGGAAATTCGTTATAAGGATTCCGAAGAGAAGGATGGTGTTGAGTGGCTAAAGAGTATTACTACTAAAGCTGTAACGGCTGTTCAACATCCTGCATATGAAGGCAGGACACCTCTCGTATCTATTAGTGCTAAGGATTTAATCCAGTTAATAGATGACGAATTGAAGGACAGAAAAGTTACTGAGGTGGTTAAGAAATGAAAAGAATTTTAGATTTGAGCGAAGTATCTACCCCTCAGTTAATGGAGATTAAGAAGGTTTTGAGTGCTGGTGTTCGTGCCAAGGCTGAAACTTCTATAGCTCAGGAAAAATCTTATCTATGTCACAAGAGTCCACCTGCTGGTTATCCAAAAGAGAAAGCAGATTATGGTGACCCTGCGTGTTATAGATACCCCCTAAACACTGAATCTAGGTGTTTAGCCGCTTGGAGATACGTTCATCAAGCAGATAATAAAGCAATCCTTGGTGATAAATTTAAGAGCGTAGAGAGTAAGATACGTAGCTACGCAAAGAAACAGTACAATTTAGACCTTCAGGTCGGAGAATCAGATGAATTTAACTGGGAGCAAGCATTCGTAGAATACTACGACACCGAAACAATGGGTGAACGTTGTGACACTATCGTGCTTGAACCCGAAGAGTCTGACTCAAATAGTGAGGTAGATATTATGGACGAAAAAGAGAAGATTACGGCTCTTGAAGCTGAAGTCAAAACTTTGAAGGACGAAAAGGAGTCTTGGAGTTCAGAGAAGACTGACTTGGAAGCCAAAGCTTCTCAGGTTGAAGCTCTTACACAAGAGCTAACAACTCTGAAGACGGAAGTTGAGGCTCTTAGGAAGTTCAAGACCGATACCGAAGAAGCGGCTCAGAGAGCCGATAAAATTAAGGGTATCAAGAGTAAGTTAGATGAGGCTGGTATTGAAGCTGATGTGGAAACTGAGGCTGATTATTGGTTGAGTATGACTGAAGATACTTTGACTAAGACAATCGCAAAAATGAGTGCGTTGTCAAAGGGAGCGAAGGCTTCTGCAAGTATAAAAGTTCCCCCTGTTGGTGGTGAAGACGAACCTGACGCAAGAAAGGTGGTTTCTGACGCATTGAAAGCACGCAAACAGGCTAAGGATAAATAGTGAGGTAATCTAATGGGTGTAGAAATTAGACTTAGAGGTACAGCTATACCTTGTATAGCACAAGAAAGCATCAAGGCAGGACTTGCTGTTAAACTTGGAGCCGCCTCAAACAGCCCAAGAATATTGGGTGGCAACGCTGACCCTGACCCTGCGTTGCAGGATGGAATCTACAATGTATTACAGGGTGCGTCACTACCTACATCAGATGATGATGCTGATGCTAAGTACGTAGCCGCATTTCGTGTGTACAATGAGAAACCTCCTCTGTATGAGACGCTTCCTGCTAACAATGAAAGTAGCGTAGCAGTTCCTTATACTCTCAGAGAATTCTCTGAAGGTGAAGAGAACCTACCTGCTGATGTTACGTTGCAAATGGTCGTACCTAGATTAAAGGAAGATGCAACAATCCCAAGTGGTGCGTTGATGTTGGCATACGATGAGGGTATTTACACTGTAACAAGTGGATGCTACTCTGGTGCTCTATCAACCTTTACAATTGGTGCGAAGATTAGTGTGAAGACTGGTGGTTTATGGTATGCAGGTGACACCGCAAAGGTTGGTATCTGCTTCGAGAAGAACTCCACCAAGGGTACGCTAACCATCAAGACAGAACAATAAAAATATTGGAGTAGGGGAGAGTGGTAATTCCCTCTCCCCACTTATTAGAGGATAAAATAATGGACGAAACAAAATTTAAGGAAGCTTATGCTCAAATAGCTAAGAATGATAAAAGAGCACTGGCTGAACTTATTGTCGAGTACGTAGACCCTAAGCACGTTACTCAGGACATCGTGGGTATGTTCCTTAACACAAGGACACTTAACCCTGGAGATGCTCTTGTAAAGAAAGTACGTAGGGGTATTGAAGTTAGACAGTTAGTTCCTGGTCAGAACACTCTTGCAAGCCAAATCACAGTTAAAGAGGTTGTAACTTACAATCTTGACACTGCATACGCTGAAGTTTCCCACAATGAGTGGGAGGTAGAGTCAGGTGAAATTGGCACTGTTGACGAAATAAGACGTGAGATGATGGCAAAACTGTCAGACTTTTACGTTGTTAAGGTTATGAATGCGTTGTACACATTGGCTACTATTGATGATAGCACTAACTTCTTCTATGTTGCATCACCTATTACTAGAAGCACATTGGAGACAGCTATTGACAATATTGCTGATGTTGCGGGTGGTGTTAAGGCTGTGGTTGGTAGAAGAACCGCTCTTGCTCCTATTACCAAGTTCGCTGGATACAGAGCCGCTGTTGGTGCTACCGAATCTACTGCACCTCTAGTTCCTGTTCCTTCAGTTCTTGAAGAGATTAGGAGAACTGGTTGGTTTGGTATGTACTACGGTGCAAACTTCATCAGCCTAGAGCAAGTTTATGATAACCCATACGATAGAAACGGTTTGATAAAGGATAACCTCATTGTCGTAATTGGTGACAATTGCGGTGAGTTTATCACTTACGGTGACGTAAGAGAAGACCAGTGGACTGATATGGTTACCGCTCCGCCTACTTGGCACTTGAGAATCTATCAGCAATTTGGTCTGCTATTTGACCGTATGGAAAACGTAGCAGTTATCAGAACTGACGAGACGTAAAGACGGAAATAAAGGGGAGAGATTAATACTCTCTCCCCTAACTAATATAACTAGGTGGATGAGAGGTTCAGAAGCTTAGTATAAAAATATAAAGGAGATATTGATATGGAAGAAAAATATCCAAAAGTATTCAAGAAGGCTATTAAAGGCTCTGTTGGTGGTAGGTATATCAACTCTAGGGGTGAGTATGATGAGTTTCTGTTAATGGGTGACCCTGCGACAGCAGAAATTGAAAAAGTCACCGTTGAGGTTTATGACAAGGAAGCTGAGAAGTATTTCATAAAGAATAATAAAGCCGCAGTCGTCAATGGTTACCTTATAGAAATCACAGAAGGGTATGAGATGACGCTAGATGAGATAAATGCGGTTAGTGACGGTTACTTGAAAGACCTTTTGAAGCAACCTTTTATGAGGATGAAGAAGAGAGTAGAAGAATTTACCTCACCTGTCCCAGTTGGTAGACTACTGGCATTCGCAAAAGCTGATAATAAACCAGTAAAGACCGTTGAGTTTTTACAGGAAGCTTTGAAGAAGTTTGATAGCAAACCTATACCTAGTGTGACTCAGATTGGTGACGTTAAAGTTGGCGGCACTGTATAAAAACAGGGGGCTAAGCCCCCATCGGAGCAGGTGATGGAAACAACGACTCTAGCATACTTGATACCACAGCTTAGACGGCAACTAAGTGATTATACAGAACCATATGCGTATACAGATGTTGTCTTATCTGGTTTCCTTCTTGATTCAATCAAAGCTTTAGGAAATAGATGGAACAACAGGTATCGTGTTGCCACTGTGGATAGTGTTCCAGACCTAGTTGTCAGGAACGATAACGAGTATTTGTTTGACTTTTCAGAACCACCTGTTATTCAGTATCAAGACGAACGTGCGGTTGTTCTTCAAGCTTCTATTTTGATAAAGAGTGGTACAAAATGGAGCGAGTCAGGTAGTGCGGTATCTTGGAGAGATGAGGAAATCTCATACTCTAACCTTGAGTCTGCAAGACAAAGGAGTTCTACACTACAGGATGATATAGATGAGCTTGACAAGTTATTTCCGATAAAACTAGCCAAAGCCAAGTATGGTAGATTGAAGGGTTGGGAAAAAGATTGGGAATAAGGAGTTAATGATAAGTATTGGATGAATGTCTTCAATACTTGATTAAATGATATTTTTAATCACGCTATCGAGTATGGGCTTGATACCGTTTTATATAGATTGTATAAAGGAGAGGAACTGTGGAAGATAAGGAAAGGGTAGCATTAAAGCTGATACAAATTTCTGATTTGCATATTACACCGTATAGAAATCTGCTTGAACCTATGGTTGAGTTTATCAATAGAGAGGAAGCGGATTTGGTTGTAGTCACTGGTGATACCGTGCAGTCCAGAGATAAGGAACTTTATAAAGTAGCGTCAGATACGCTAAATAAAATCAAGCATCGGGTAGTGGTTATCCCTGGTGATTACGATAGTGGGGATTTGTGGAAAGAGTTCTTCGGTGATAGAAGATTTAGTTCAATAAACTTGAATGGATTTTCTATTGACCTTATGGACACCTCGTTTATGAACCATAGATTTGCAGTTGGTTGGGCAGATGTTCTCGAACAAGAAGACCCCGAACAACACAAGTGGTTGTTAGAGAAACTCAATGACAATAAGTACCACATAGTATTTTCTCATCACCCATTTTGGGTTAATCCCACTAAAACTGGTGATAAGTATATTAAGAACACGTTAAGAGCCGTATTCTCAGGACATCTTCACGAACCTAACAGGTTCTATTATAAGTATGACGCACCAAAGTCAAACTTTCAAAGCGGTTTTACTTGTGTACCATTGAAGTTTCACGGTAATTCGCATTATTTGGTGGTTGCGGTTAAGAATACTGGTGAGATGATAAATATTCCTAGAGCAATAGGTGGTAAAAGAACAGCGTGGTAGGTGAATAAATATGGCGGCAATGACATTAGCAGAACTAAAAGCGGCTATTCAGGAGTTAGGATTTGATATTAACACCAAGGTTGTTTTGCTTGTTGGCAAGACATCTGATGGTAAGTATCAATTTGTCCAAGTTGATGATGATGGCAAAGTAGTGACAACTTCGTAGGGAGAGTCGTGAGTAAAACAACTTTTACTTGTCAGCAATGCGGTACAATCAAGACTGTTTATGATAATAAAAATCAGTCATTCAGGTATTGTTCTAGAAGGTGCTATCAATTATCACGCAATGCGGTTGATGGTGGCAAGGTTGAGATTGTGTGTAAGTATTGTGGAGGTACTAAGTTAGTTCCACATAAAGAAGTATTAAACGGTAAGCACAAGTATTGTAGTGTTCGGTGTGCTAATTTAGACCAAAATAAAATTCCACCCCAAGAACATAACCATACTTGCTATTACAATGGAGTTAAGTTTAGGTCAAAGGGTGAAATTCGCTATGCGGAGTGGTGTGATGTTGTTGGGTTAAAGTGGGAATACGAACCAAATGTGTTCAAGTTGTCTCACTGTAATTATATTCCAGATTTTTACTTACCAGATTTTGATAAGTGGGTAGAGATAAAGTGTGACATAAATGATAAGGAACACAAGACTAAAGAGTTTATGACGAATCACAGTTTAGATGTTCTGTTTAGGAAGGATATAAATAAATTAAGGAGAGGTTTGGATTATGGATGGAAAAATTAAACTACTTTGGGTGGGGGACAGCCCCGCAGTAAGCACAGGGTTTGGAAGGGTTGCACAAGGTGTATTAGAGAGTCTGTATCAAACTGGTAAGTATAGCGTTTCAGTCTTAGGAATTAATCACCCAATCGGTGACCCCCATCGTTATGAAGGAATGTTTAGAATATATCCTGCTAAAGCGAGTGGGAACGTTTATGGATTTAACAGGGTACAAGAAGTTGTTTCCAAAGAGAAACCAGACATCATCCTGATTAACAATGATTTGTGGATAGCTTCTGAGTATGTAAAAGAGATTCCTGAGAACAACAGGATTTTGACATATTCTCCAGTTGATGCTTTACCCGTTCAACCAGAATGGATTTTCAACTTGGAAAGAGTCAATGCTAGGATAACGACCTATACTGAATTTGCTAAGAAGGGTATACAAACGGCTCGTGAAGTTCCTATTGATATTATAGGTCACGCTGTAGACACAGATGAGTTTTACCCTATTGATGATGCTAGAAAGTTCTTGGCAAATATTCCTGAAGATGCTTTTATTATTCAGAACATTAATAGGAATCAACCTAGAAAAAGACTTGATTTGTTCCTCAAAGCTATGCAGATATGGCTAGGTAGACTCTCAACAAGCGATAGAAATAACGTAAATTTCTACTATCACGGAGCAATAAGAGACTTAGGGTGGAATTTGGTATCTTTGGCTCAGAGATGGGGTATTGATGACAGATTTTTAATCACCGACCAACGTAATCTGTCTCCTGCACAGGGTGTTTCCTTGTCTATGCTCAACAAGATTTATAATGTGGCTGATGTTCACGTTATGACATCAATGGGTGAGGGTTTCGGTTTAAGTCCCTTTGAAAGTGCGGCTTGTGGAGTTGCACAGATTGTTCCTGCACATTCCGCTTGTAAAGAACTTTGGGAAGGCAAAGCACCTCTTATTGATATAGACCATTGGGAAGTTTTGACTGGTGGTATAAACACTGAGGGTGGCATTATTAATGTTGAGCATTTAGCATCAATACTTGATGACCTGTATCACAATAGAGACAAGGTTAAAGATTACGCTAAGAAGGCTTATGACTATGTTCATCGTGAAGAGTTTACTTGGACATACGTTGCTAATAAATTCGACACTATAATTAAGGAGATGCTGGACACTGGTGATTCGTTGTCAAAGAAATTTGAACTACCAACAAAAACTCTGGAAATACCTTCTATGTCCGAGGAAGAACTCAAAGCTAAGATGGCTGAGAAGGAGACTAAAGAAGCAGGCGAGGTAAAAACAGATGACGATAAGCTTTCCAGCAACTAAAGCAACTAAGGACGCAATCAGAAATGCAATAGGTCAAACGGTTACTTTTGTAATTCGTGGTGACCCTACTGCTTGTCCAGTTTGTAGCGGATTAGACCAGTATGATGGTGTTAATGAAGCCAGTCTTAATCCCTATTGCACGGTGTGTTCTGGTCAATATTGGATAACTGATGACGTTTATTCTGGTGTAGTTGCTCACGTAAGGTGGAGAACTCAAGACGAACCAGATTTTGGTGTGGGTGGTTCTACTCCAGAGGGTGATTGTTACATAACAATTGACATTAACGCTATATCTGAGGCTAACATCGTAAAGATAAAGCACGTTATAGCGGATTCAAGGAAATTACAAATTTACAGGGAGATTCATAGAGGAGTCCCTACACGTGACCGCATCCGTTTTGTATGCAGGGAGTGGGGAAAGGAGTAATTAGGAATGGTTAATAACAAAGAGTTTCAAGGTTTAACTGAATTAGAAATCGTTAAGCTTATAAACAAGAGAAAGAAGAGATACTGTGCTATGGCACTGAATGACCTTGAAGAAGAGATTCACGACCCTGAGTTATTTAAGAAGGTGAGGAAGATTGTTCTTGACAATATGAATGGGTTTACAAGAAGCATATTCACAGTTGTGGGCATCAGTGTAGAAGGCATAGAAGAGGAATAATGTGGGGTCCAAGATTTTCCCATAACATATCATTATTTTACCCTGAAGCAATACTTAATTATATTGGTGTTACACCTGCAAATCCATACTATGGCACTGTATATCCTAGGGTTGTGGCAATAATAGAGACTGAAGTTAAGGCTACAGCATTGAGACTAAATTCCTTAGTTAAGGAAGCTTTCCATAGGGATTTGATTGATATTGATGAGTATACTACGCTATCAGAGTATTGGATGGCACTTGAGCTTGCTTTGTCTTCACCAGCACACGTTGGTGTAGAGTGGGGAAAGAAACTTGTTCAGGCTAGATTCATTGATACTGATTTGTTGGGTGGATTGGCGGAACTCATAGAGATACAAAAAGAGGTTTATCCATCGCAAGGTCCAAGTAATTTAGGAGCTTGGGCATCTCTCTATAACAGGTGGTTAAGAGGTGAGGATGATAGGGTTGGTGAGACGTTAAGGAGACGTTTGGATTTAATGGTGTCCAGAAGCATCGCTCCTTTTGCAGAACTTATTGAAGAGGGTAATGATATGTACCCTGCGTATCCCACACATCCTGGGAAGCATACTCTAAGAGACTTCAAACCAGTTTACAATAGAGAAATGAGTGCGGCTTATCATAAGGTAGTTAGGTCTGTTGAAGCGTTGATAGCGACAATGCCACCACCGACACTAGCACCTGACACATTAAATGTTAGTGGTTCTGTTAAGAGCGGCTACTCTTGGACTGCTAAATCAGGTAACATTATTTTTGTACTTGAGAATACTATGAAGATGTCTGGCAACCGTTTTATGGGTTCTGGATTTATCTTATCAAACGCTGGAAATATAATGAAAAAATGGCACGGTTGGTTACCGAAGTAGGGAGAAAGGTAAGATG